AAAACGGGTTTGCCCGACCGATAGAAACCAACACGGTTCATCACGTAGGTGTCGATGTAGGACTTGGCTTTACCCTTGATCAGTTCCGAGTAGGTCTCGGTCAGCCATTTCGTATTTTCTGCACAGTCCGTGGGATCAAGACCCATTTCCGCCCGGTTTTCCGGCGTGTTTTCCTTGTAGCCGACCACCTTACGTTCCTTGATCACCTCGATCAAACCCGGTGGTTGAACAAAGAATTTCCAGTTTTCGGGTCTCGCGTATTCGGCGCGCTGGTCATCGTCAAAATCTTCGGGCAGAGGGACATCGCCCCGCATGTAGGGGATCCAGTGACCCTCTGGCGGTGCGTTCAAATCACAGATCACGCCCTTCCATGTGGGCCCGCCGTCCAGCTTAGGGGGATACCGGCCTTGCATGGCGCGACCATGGGCGGCATCAAAGATGGTTTTGTCCGTGAACTGGGCCTCATTGAACCAGACCCCGGTACATTCCAGCGAAAGCAGCTTGCGGACGTCTTCCTCCTGATCCAGCGCCAGAAAGATGAATTCGGCGTCTACAATTGTGCCGTCTGGTTTATCCCATTTGATGTGATGGTTCGGCGGGTTTGTCATCTTGAGTTCGCCGAACACACCCTGGGCGACATCCTCGAACCAGTATTTGAAGGTCTTGATCGTCGTTTCTTTGAGATCGTTGTAGGTGTTTCTGACGATGATCCACCGGGTACGTCGGACCCCTGCTGCGTCCGGGGCTTGTTCCAGTGATATCTTCCACATCTTGTGGCAACATGCCGTCGAGGTTCCCGACCCCACCGGACCCTGGATCACGGACACCGGAGATCGGTCCCAGAAAAACGATTTGATCACCTTGCCGTCGGGAACGTACTTGAAGGATTTGGGTTTGACCGGCGCGTTCATTCGTCATCCCCCAGGTGTGTGGAGATCAGAGACTTGGCCGTATCCAAGCAATCTATGGCCCATTGCACCTGTTCCTGCGTTTCCGCTGTGGACCAAGAGAAAACTCGACCGTTTTCATTGATGACAACAACGACACAAGCATCGACATCCGACGCAGCCTTGTTGACCAAAGACCTCGAAAACTCGACACTGTTGTTGCCTTGCCTATTTCGAAACGGAGCATCGGCGTCGCGGTCACGCTTTGGACCATCGACGACTTCATCAAACCAGCCGCCTGCACTTGTGTCGGGATAGATGCCGCAATTACTGCATTTCGCACGACCATCACCATGCAGCTCAAACGTCGAGCATCCGCAATTGCAGACCCATATTTCATTGGACGGTTTGACATCCGGAAAATCGATCACATCAGACATCGCACACCTCAATTGCTCCACTGCTGAACTTCACCTTCCCAGCTGCCCCAAGTCGGGCAACAGCTTTGGACACCCGCATCTCAGGCCATCTGATCTCTTTCGCGATCTGCCTCTCCGTCCTGACCCCGCATCTCAGGAAATCCAGCAGGAAGGCCTCGTCGTCGTAATTCCGCTTAGCATTCTCCACCGCGCGCAACGCCACCCTCGCCTGATCCGCCTTTTGTTTTGAAGCACCCGCGGTCGAATTTTTTTTCTGGGGCTCGGGCAACCTGTGTTTCGGCGCGTACTGATGGACATCACCCGAAACCTTTTTCATCGGCAGATCTTGCAGCAGTTCATTGGGCTCCATCGCTTGCTCGGCCGTCAACACCGGAGATGGACGTTCCGCAATACCAAGCGCGACTTCAACCGCTGCCGTCACAAA